TTACAAAATGTTACTGATGGATTTAGTGAGGATCTTGAACGAGAAATTAAAATAGGTAGTAATAAACAATTAGAAAAGTTGTTAGTTATAGAAAGTAAAATTATTGCTTTTTCATTGGCAATGCAAGAAGAAATCCAAAAAATTATTGAGAAGAAGGATTTATTATTACGTTCATCAACAAATCCATTTATGGATAATGCTTGTTGTAATGAAAAAGAAAATATGAACAATACAACATTAGAATATTTTGTAAAAGATAATCCAAATATTGGTGTCTATAATAATGTTGTAAAAGAGTTGTCTGCTGTATTACAGGACATTAAAATTTTAACACAGAGTTCAATAATGTTGAGTACTGTAGATACAAAACGAATATTTCCTGAAATACCTGAAAACTATAGCGAAGAAACTATTTACAGAGCATTTATTGATTTATGTAGATTTCAATCATCTGTACCAATTGATGAAGATTTGGCAACAATTTGTATTGATAAGCCTGATTATTTAAGCAAAAATGATACACTACAAGAGAAAATATCAAAACTTAAGCGTGATGGACGTAATTTTACAAAGGAGTCGTTTTTGAAATTATTTCAGATTGTTAGTAGAAATAATATTATTCGTATTTCATTAGTTGATAGTGATGTATCTTACTCAGATAATTTGAGAAAACAATTGCTAAAAATGGATAATGAAGATGATAATATTGTTAGTCGTGGTTTCAGACAAAAACTAGAAACATTATTAGATACATATGATATTTCTATTCAAGAAGATACAGAAGAAATGAGACAGATGAAAAACTATTTATCTCATGCAAATGATTTAATGCGTAAAGATATAATTGATTTTATAAAACGAAAGGCAAAAGTTGGGTCTGGTGAATTAAGAAGAATTACAGGATTTTTAAAAGACTTAACAGCTTGGGATTCTGATTTAAAACCAAGAAATAAACATAATAAGATTTCTGATGATGCGATGTATAATTATATTAATTTTTACAAGACATTTATTTCACTTTTAACTAATGTAATACCTACAATGATACTTAATCAACAAACACAAACTATTGAAGCCCCTTCATATTGGGGATTATCTCAACAACACGCCATGGATTTGAAAAATATTGTAGAGACATATTATGAACCATTAAAGAAATTCTATGGAAATAAAACTATTGTAAATGTTCTATATGAAATACAGAGTAAATGTAGAAATCTTGTTTTATTGGCAAATACAACACCTGCACTAACAAATATTCGTATTGATAAAAATAGTGAAAGTGGTGATACATCTATAGAAACATACTCAGTATTTGATAAAAGAACGGCAACATTATTATTTGAATATTATACATTACAAATATTTATTGAATATATAAATCTAACAAAAGATCCAACAATGGTTAGTCGAATGTTGATTACTCCAGAAAATGACACGGATACAATTTATAGTTCTGACTTTTTGATAGAGCAGCAATTGCGGTTTAGCGAAACTGAACAGCAATTTATAGAAGGCGATGTAGTTAAATTACAAGAAACTGTTGCTAGGTTGTTAGTTGCTTATGTTACAATGATGATGAATTCAAAAGATACAATTGATATGTCATATGATACTGTAATGGACAGAGTATTTAAGTTGAAGGAGACAGAAAAATACACATTTACTGATCGTTTACAAAATTTAACTGATGAAGAAAGAGCTGTAGATAATATTTTAAAGATAAATAAGCTTGGTGTTTGGAGTAAAGGTCTAACAAAGGGAATTAAAGAATATGATCCTGAAAATTACGACCAAGAAAAGGAAATGACTGAGAAGATCGCCACAATAGAAAAAAATATTCGTCAAAAAAATGCAAATGTTACTGATAGCAATATTGATATGTTTTTTGAAGATGCGCTAGATGAATTAGATACAGAAGAATTTGTTAATCATGATGAAATTATGATGGGAAATATTAATGAGGATAATTATGATGGCGATCCATTTGGTGATGAAATAGACCAAGATGACTACAATGATTACAATTAATGATCATAATTAATATTTAAATTTATATATTATTACTATCACTACTATTAGTATCAGTAATAACAACTGCTTCAGCAACTGGAAGACTAAATACAATATTTTGAGGTACTTGTCTAGCAATAGGAATATGAATAATTCTTACATTACTATCAGTAGTATTAGTATTAGTATTAGTATTAGTATTAGCAGTAGTCACATTTATAGTAGCATTTGTATTAGTAGTATTATCATTTATAGTAGTATTTGTATTTATAGTAGCATTAATATCAGTATTTGTATTAGCACTAGTATCAGAAGTATCACTAGTATCAGAATTTAATAATGCTAAACTATCATAAAAATCCTTTGCCTTCTTATTAATTCGTATTCTTCTAGCATCAAATGACGTTAAATATAATCCATCTAAACTTTTAACCCTAGAAATTGCTACATATGTTTGACCACACTCAAATATGCCACTTCCTACATCAATTTCAGCACTATCCATAGTAGCACCTTGAGACTTGTGAATTGTTAAAGCCCAAGCCAAAATTAGTGGTACTTGTTCAACACCTATTCCAGGAATTGTTTCACTTATCCAAGCATGTGGTGTCATTATTCGTTCTATTCCATTATTAAATATTACCTTTGGATATCCAGTTAGTTCACAGAAACTTGTAATTATTCCTTGACTGCCATTACAAAGTATTATATCACCCGCATCTGTACGTAAATTAATAATACACATTACCTGAGCACCAACCTTAAGTTTCATTTCCTTATCACACAACAGATTACCAGCTAAATAGTCAAGCTCAGTTTGAATATCTTTTTCAGTAAATATAAGACGTTTCATTCTATCAGTTTTTGACATTTCATAATCCTTTTTATATTTTACTTTAAATTCCTTTACAATACCAGGCAATGCATCCATTTTTATAATATTAATTTGTTCTACTTGTCTTTTTATTGGATATAATTTTGTAGGTTCAACTATTAAATTGGATGATATAGGGCGTCCTACATATTCAAGTAATAATTCATTTGATTTGCGTTTAATTTTTCCCTCTCTAATTTGATTTAAAATAGTTAGATATGTTTCATCTGTTTGTCTAAAAATTTTTTTTAATTGAATTTGATTTTCGCGTTCAAATACAATATTCCAATCACTACTTTCAAAACAGAACTTCTGCGTATCTGGTTCATCTTTATCACCAACTGGAGGTAATTGATAAAAATCGCCTGAAAATATTAGTTGAATACCACCAAATGGTTTTAAATTGCCGCGAATAGCCTTTCCAATAGCATTTAACGTTTCAAATAATTTTAGCGATAACATACTTACTTCATCCACAACTAAAATATCAGTTCCTTTCCATAATGCTTTAGCAAAACTATTTTGTCTTACTTTACGAATTAATTGTTCAATTGTGCCATTTCCTAATCCAATTCCAGCCCAAGAATGAAGAGTTTTTGCTTTGCAATTTAATAAGACAGCGGCACAACCAGTAAGTGCTGTAACATGTAAATCTTTAAAAGTTCTATGAGCATGTTTATGTATAGTTCTTATTAATTCAGATTTGCCTGAGCCACCTGGACCAGTAATAAATATATTATGTCCTTGAGCATATTTATTAAACGCAATTTGCTGCTCTTTTGAAAGTTGTAAATATTTTCCTTCTGTTAAAAAATCCATGTTATGTTTTATACATAATATAGATTATATAGGAACAAATCAATTTTTCTATAATGTAATAAAATATATATATATATATATATATAAATAAAAGTCTAATGAGACAATCAAGACGAAATATAAAGAAAAAAATAATTAATAAGACAATAAAAAGAAAAAGGAAAAGAAATATAAGAATAAAGACTGGTGGAAAAGTTATTGGTTCTGGTGCATATGGTTGTATATTTAGTCCAGCAATAAAATGTAGAGATACACCAAAACATTTAAAACGAGAAACTGATAAAATTTCAAAACTAATGTTAAAAAGAGATGCTGATAATGAATTTGAAAAAATTAATTTAATAAAATTAAAATTAGATACTATACCAAATCATCAAGATTATTTTGTAATAGATAATATTACAATTTGCGAGCCAGCAAATTTACAGACAGCTGATCTAGTTAATTTTACTAGTAAGTGTGATAATTTAATAAGAAATGTCGGTGTTCATCATTCAATTATTAATCAAGCACTAGAGCAATTACGAATAATAAATATGAAAAATGCTGGTATAGAATTAGATGATTATTTGTATACCAATATTACAATGGAGAAAATTTATAAATTACATATAAGTCTAGTTGAATTATTAAAAAATGGAATTGTACCAATGAACAAATTAAATGTATATCATTGCGATATTAAACATTCAAATATTTTAGTAGAAGTAGTAAATAAGAAAACTGGTGAATTAAAAACTAGATTAATTGATTGGGGGCTTGCAACTGAATATAAACCATTTGAAAATAATCCATTACCATTAGTATGGAAAAATAGGCCACTACAGTTTAATGTACCATTTTCAGTAATTCTCTTTACAGACGCATTTACAAGTAGATATAATGATTTTATTAAAAATGGAGGAAATCTTAATGAAGAAGAATTAAAACCATTTGTAAAAGATTATATTAAATTTTGGGTAAATGGTCCTGGAAAAGGACAAAACAATCATTATAAATTTATTAATGAAACTATGAAAATGATATTTATTGATGGTTTAGATGATGTTGAAGAGGATAAAAAAGATGAGGTATTAGAAAATGAAATTACAAAACCAATTATTGAAGAGTATATTATTAATGTTTTAGTTTATTTTACAAAATTTAAAGAAGATGGTACATTTGATTTAACATATTATATTGATAATATATTTATAAAGATAGTTGATATTTGGGGATTTATTGAATCATATAATCCAATACTTGCAATACTTTCACAGAATTATGATAAATTAACGCCTGAAATGAAAAAAGTATTTAAACAGTTGCAATTTATTTATAATGAATACTTGTATAGTTTAAAACCTGAACCAATTAATATTGATAAACTATATTCATCTCTAGATGTTATGCAACAATTATTACATATTGTAATATATGGAAAACCAGATGAAAATTTAAAATCTATTGATGGATTACCAAAAGCTGCTGCTACGCCACCAAAAGCTGCTGCTACGCCACCAAAAGCTGCTGCTACGCCACCAAAAGCTGCTGCTACTCCACCAAAAGCTGCTGCTACTCCACTATCTAATGAAGATATTGAGATACCAAAAATAAAAACACCAGAAACAATATAAAAAATAAAAATAAAAATAAAAATAAAAAATATAATTAATATTTTCACTTATTATAATATATAGTAATAATGAGTGAAAATTGGGATACACGAAGATACTATAGTAATACAAATAATCCAAGAAGGGATGATAGAAGGGATGATAGAAGGGATGATAGAAGGGATAATTATAGAAGAGATGATTATACAAGAAGAGATGACAGAAGAGATGACAGAAGAGATGACAGAAGAGATGATTATAGAAGAGACGATAGAAGGGACGATTACAGAAGAGACGATTATACAAGAAGAGACGATTACAGAAGGGATGATTACAGAAGGGATGATTACAGAAGGGACGATAGAAGAGAAGATTACAGAAGAGATTATAGTATGTCATATCGAGCTCCTAATTCAAGACTTGTTGACCAAAGACCTGTTAACCAAAGACCTGTTGACCAAAGACCTGTTGACCAAAGACCTGTTGACCAAAGACCTGT